ATTTTCTCAGCGGATCGTGAAACGTCTCGGCGCCTCCGATCGCTATTCCCAAAGCCACGCCCATCAACGTGGCGGCCGCCAGATTTATAGGCGTCAGCCAGTCCGTATTCTTCATCATTCATCTCCCGCCGTCGCCGAGCGTAGCGAATGGGGGCGGCTCTCGGCAATCGCCATGTTGAGTGCAGGCTCGAAGGCAAATGTCATATGAGCCGCCGCAAGACCGATTTCCGCGCTCTGAAGGCACGGCGCGACAATGCGTTGGCCCGGCCCGAGTTGCGCACCGAGAAACCGCGCCTGACGAAGGCGGAAGCCGCGGCAGTCGCCGAGGCGATCTCGGCCGGTCGCGTGACCAGACTCCCGACACAGAGGCGGTCAAGATGAGCGAGCTACGGGCGCCCTGCCTCAATCCGCGCTGCCGCCGCACCTTCAGATGCGAACATGAGGGCGAGACGGTTATCTGCCGGAAATGTTGGATGCTCCTGCCGATGGCCGTGCGGCAACGGGACAAGCAGCTTCGTCGCCGGCTGCGACTGATCAAGCGGATGTTCGAAAAAGGAACCGACTATCGCAGGCGCGGCCGTCACTTCGGTGCGCCGCATAGAGGGACGCCACAGGCCTACACGATGGGCGTGAAGTTCGATCGGCTGTGGGATCGCCATTGGGCTCGGGTCCGGTCCTTCTTCCTGGCGCCAGAAAAGCCTGTCGGCCTCGATACCTTCCTTGAGGAGCTGGGACTATGAGCGCGATTGCCGCCATACACGTCGCCCGCAAGCAGCTCGGCCTGGACGAGGACACATATCGTGCACTTGCCGTTCGCGTGACCGGCAAGGGATCCGCGAAGGACATGACCGAGGCCGAGCGCCAGCAGCTCCTCGAGGAGTTCCGGCGCCGCGGCTTCAAGAAGGCTTCGACCGGCTCTCGAAAGAAGCTCGACGGCCGATATGCGGCCAAGCTGCAGGCCTTGTGGATCTCCGCATGGAACCTCGGTCTGGTCGAGCGCCGTGAAGACAGCGCCCTGGTCGCCTTCGTGAAGCGCCAGACGGGTATCGAGCATGTCCGGTTCCTCCATTACCCCGAGGACGCCAACAAGGCGATCGAGGCGCTTAAGGGCTGGATGGCCCGCGAAGCAGGCGTCGATTGGACGGTCGACAAGCTCATGCCAGACCACGCCCGCGAGCCCGGTTTCAAGGTAGCGGAGGCGCAGTTTCGGATCTTGCGAGCGCTTGACCAGGCGTATGCCGAGATCCCGTCGCTTCAGACGTGGCTGATCCACTCGCGTCACCAGCGGCCGCACTATCCGTTTTTCGTCTCCCATTTTACCGCCGCGCACTGGCCGGTCGTCATGAATGCGCTTGGCGAGAAGATCCGGGAGGCGAAACGCTGATGGTCGCGTATAGCTTTGCTCCTGTTTTTGCCCCTCAGGTTGCCGCGCTCACCAAACGGCAGACGGTCCGCGCCGATCGGAAGCGCCATGCGCGGCCGGGGGAACACGTCCAGCTCTATGCCGGCATGCGCACCATATATTGCCGCAAACTTGTCCCGATCGACCCGACCTGTTCGCTGGTGACGCCCATCGTCATCGAAACCAGCGCCACAGCCGACGAAATCGTCCAGCGGATCGAGGTTTCGGGGATCCCGCTTTACGGCGGCGAGATTGAGATGTTCGCCCGCAATGACGGCTTTGCCGTGGAGCATTTCGGGGACGATCGCTTTCCGCACACCGGCCGCAGGGCCACGGCTCGTTGGAACATGGGCAGGTTTTGGGAGAAGACGCACGGCCTCGGCCTTTTCGAGGGCGTGCTGATCATGTGGGAGCCGGTCGCATGAAAAAGCTCATCCCTTACGCCGGCTACGATGGCGGGAGACAGCATGAGCCTCGTCCCGCGCTTCCGATGCGGCCGGCAATGAGCCGCGCTGTCGATCATGAAGCCTTCTGGAAGGATGCCGGCAAGGTGCTCACCACGGGCCTGAAGCTCAAGAAGATCATGCTGAAGAAAGGCATCACGCGCTGCCGCTGCGAGTGCCCGCGTTGCGGCGGAACGATCTACGCCGGCCTTGTAGGCCGCAAGAACCATCTCCGCATGGCCTGCGAAGGCAAGTGCGGCATGAACATGATGGAGTGAAAATGCAGAAAATGCATATCCATCCCTGCCGGCCCTATGCGGACGGGATCCTGTTCGACGACATGGTCGACCTGCCGATCTCCGCGCGCAACCGCCTTGCGCGGCGCGGCGTCGTCTTCCTCACCGAGTTCCGGGCCAACGGCCGGCTCTACGGCGGCAGCATCATCGCCGACAGTATGTCGGCAGCCGGTCAGATCGCCTTCGGCCGTGGCCTTGGTGAGACGATCGTCGGCACGCTCGTGAACACCGGCGCCGGCGATCTGCCGGATGGAGTTCGGCCATGAGCGCGCGTCGTCGCATGACAGGGCGCGTGAAAGTGCCCTTCGATCGCATCGAGAAGATCGCGGCCGAGGAACTGGCCGACATGGCGCTGGCGAAGGCGAGCGACACGAGCTGGAAATTGACCCGCCATTCCGCCTTCTATCGCTGCAAGGATGGTTCCTTCACTCTCCAGCTCGTCTGGCATGGCGGGAACGGCCAGACCCTCACCTCCACGACGCGCGGCATTCGCCTGGAGGTCCGGTGAACGCCGATCGCGAACGCGCGTGGTTCTCCCCACTCCTCAACCGCATCGCCGATGTGGCCGGAGAGCGGGCGGCGCTGCTGCTCGGCCGCGAGAAGGCCTGCCAGGTTATCTACGTGCCGCGCGATCCGACGCCTGACCACTGGATCCCGAGGCTGATCGGCGTTGAAGCGGCCCGGGCGTTGGGCGAAGCCTTCGGCGGCCAGAAGCTGGAGATCCCGCCGGCCCTCAACGGTCAGAAGCGTCAGCGCGATCGGACGATTGCCGAAATGAACGGCAAAGGCTATTCCATCAACCAGATCACGCAGGCGCTCGGCGTGGCCCGGTCCACCGTCAAGGACCATCGCCGCCGTTTCCGCGCCGCTCACGAAGACGATCAGGGATCGCTCTTCTGACGAATCGCAGGGCGAAACCGCCCTCCCGACAGCACCCCGCGAACCAGCCATACCTTTGATCCTGCCGGCCGGAGGTTTCTCCGGCCGCTCGTTCAGGATCGGTCATGGCCAAATTCTCCGCAGTCTCGCTCGCCCGCCTCGAAAGCGCGCATCCGCTCCTGCAGAAGGTCATGCACGCGGCGATCGAGAAGTACGATTTCACGATCCTGCAGAGCCAGCGCGGCCGTGCCGACCAGGAAGAGGCCTTCCGGAAGGGCAACACGCGTGCTCATTTCGGCCAGTCTGCACATAACTGGTCACCGGCGATCGCCCTCGATGTCGCGCCGTATCCGATCGATTGGAAGAACACGGCGCGCTTCGTCGCCCTCAACAAGGTCATCGGTTGCTTCAATCCGGAGACCGGTTTTGGCTACGGGCTGGCGAAGGACATGCAGATCCCGCTCCGCTGGGGCGGCGACTGGAACTTCAACGGCAAGACCACCGACGAACATCTGGTCGACCTTCCGCATTACGAGCTGCACCCGTGGCAGGCCTGGGCAAAGCAGTCGAAGCTGTTTCAGGGCTGACCATGCTGCGTAAGCCCGCCTATCGCCTCTCGCGCCTCGCATTTTGGTGGAGCTTCGTGCTCGCCTGGGGCGTCATCCTGGCGATCGTCGCCGGCGCGCTCGCCGGCTGGCACGACGCCGTTGCGATCGGCGGCATCACCATCCCCTCCATGGTGATCATGATCGCCGCGCTGCTCGGCATCCATCGCGCATTCGGCGCCATGGACCTGCGCGCCATCACGGCCGTTGCCGGCCCCGACACCATCATCGATCCGAACAGAGAAGGAGCCGCCGAATGAACCTCATGAAATGGCTGGGCATAGACTCCGAAGACGTGCAGGACGTCGTCGAAGCTGCGGGCGAACGCAGGGCCGAAGAGGTCGCGCAGGATGTCTCCACGCTCGCGAAGAAGACGCTGGGTGCGCTCGAAACCGGAACCCGGTCGATCTTCACCAAGCTGACCGAGTTCGAAAGCCAGCTCGTCAATGAAATCGAGAATAGGACGGACGTCCTCGCAGAGGTCCGCCTTGCTCTCAGCAAGCTGCGCTCGATGGACGCTGGTCCGGTGGCGGATGAGCCGGCCGCCGCGCCGGTAAAGCTTTCCCCGGCCGAGTTGCAGCCGGCGCCAGCAGCCCCGGCGGATAGCACCGGCTCGGCTCCGCCCACGCCTCCGGTCTCAGTGTCGTGACCGCCGCCACCGTCTGGGCCTTCCTCGGCCGCGTCCTGACCTTCTGCATCCCGGTCCCGGTGATCGCGATCGCCGCGATCGCCGGCTGGCTGTGGATCGACCGGACGAGCGCCGTGCGCCAAGCGGTGGACCGGGCGACGACAGAGATGGTCGCCGGGGGCCAGATCGCGGCGTTGAAGGCCGATCTGGCGGCGGCGCAGCGGGAGAAAATCGCGACCGACTACGCTTATGCGGGATTCAGCAGGCGGATAGCAGCCGATGCTGCGAAGGACGGGGAACAGAAAGATGTGGCGCTACCGAAGGCTCTTACCGATCGTCCTTGGACTGTCGAGCAGCCTGACATTGATTGGGTGCAGCACTGATGCGCATCTCTATGCCGATACCGCCGCGGCGAAGGCTGTCGCCGATCGGCCTGTCGATCTTCCGGACCTGCCTCCCGATTGTCGCTTGCGCGAGCCGCATGCGCCGCTTGTCGTGGGCCAGGACGCGCGGGTGCCGCTTCGTGGCGAGCGCCATGCGCTGGATCGCGAGCACCGGCGCCAGGACCGCTGCAACGGCTGGTACGACGATTTGAAGACGGGGATGACGGGGGCGATCACGAAATGAGCGAGAGGGATTTCGACCTCGCCAGCCTGCGGGCGGACCAGGAGCGCGACGCCGGCGTCGCGCGCATCCAGGCAGCGGTTCGGGGACAACTTGCCTCCGTTGAGGTTACCGGACCGCTGTTCTGCGATTGTGGAGCCGAAATTTCGGATGCGCGCCGGGCGGCCTATCCCAACACGCGCGAATGCATCGACTGCGCCACCTTCCGCGAGCGCCAGCGGAGGTTCGGCTGATGGAGTTCGTGCAGCAATGGGCGAGCCTGATCCTGTCACTGGTCGCGATAGCAACCACCATCTGGAACCTGATGACGTCCAGCGCCAAGAGCGCGCACAGCCGCATCAACAAGATGGAGGAAGACAGGACGAAGACTGCGGAAGCCGTGGTGGCGCGGTTTCAGCTTGCGGAGGCACGGATCCTGCAGCTGGAGGCGGACTTCAAGCACATGCCCGACCGCGACCAGGTCCACAAGATCGAGCTGCAGCTCACAACCCTCAATGGCGAGTTCAAAACGCTGTCCGAGCGACTGAAGCCGATCGCGGCCATCGCCACGCGCTTGCAGGAATTCGAGTTTGAGAAGGCAAACGGGAAATGAGCCTTGATCGCATCATCCGGGAAGAAGCCCGCCTGATCATGTTGCGCGAGCTGGCGAGCCAGCCGAACGAGTCGGCAACGTCGAGCGCGCTGCGCGATCTCCTCGCCGAGATGTTCGCCATCGTGCGCGAGCGCGAATGGGTCGAGCAGGAACTCGACTGGCTGAAGGAAATGGGCGCAGTGCGAATTACACCGGCCGGGTCCGTCAAGATCGCCACGCTCACGCCCCGAGGCCGCGAGCATCTTGCCCACCAGCGTTTTCTCACCGGCGTCAAACGCACCACCGACCCGGTGATCTGACATGGGCGCCCGCGAACGACGCGTCCTCAATTCGCTCGATCTCCTGCCGGAGGAATGCCAGGACGATGTCGTGTGGGCGCTGGCGGAACTCAACCAGCGTCAGCGGACGCAAGCCGATATCCTCTTCGAACTGAACGGCCGCTTGGCCGTGAAGGGCTACGGTCCGATCTCCAAGTCGGCCTTCAGCCGCCGGTCCGTTCGCTTGAAGCGCCGCGCCGATCGGCTGGCGGAGCGTGACGCGCTCTATGCCGGTATCGTCGACAAGATCACGCCGGAGAAGATGGGCGAGCAGGATATCGTCCTCGGAGAACTGCTGAAGGCGGTGATCGACGAGTTTATCGACGAAGCCAAATCGCCGGAGGACGTGAAGGAGCTGGCCTCGGCTTTCCGGCAGATCGTCTCGGCCCAGCAGGTTTCCGCCAACCTGAAGGCGAAGGCGGAAGCCGCGGCCCAGGCGAAAATGGAGAAGGCCGTGAAGGTGGCCGCCGGCGAGGTCGGCAAATCCGGCCGCACGGTCGATGCGGCCGAGGTGCTCAAGCTGATCCGCAAGGCCTATGGTGGCGACGAATGATCGCCAAGCCGATCCTCTACGGTTATCAGCGGCGCTGGTTCAACGACCGGCGCCGCTTCAAGCTTGGCAAGTTCGCCCGGCAAACCGGTAAGACCTTCACCACGACGCTGGAGACGGTCGACGACAGCTTCGAACATATCGTCAAACAAGCCCGCACCCGTTGGGTCATCCTCTCCCGCGGTGAACGTCAGGCGAAGGAGGCCATGAACGAAGGCGTGAAGCTTCACGCGAAAGCCTACGGGCTCACCTTCGATGAGCTGGAGGAAAACTACGATATCGGCGCGGTGACCTACCGGTCCATGGAGGTCGAGTTTCCGGGCGGCTCTCGGATCCTCGCTTTGCCGGCCAATCCGGACACGGCCCGCGGCTTCTCCGCCAACGTCTTCCTGGACGAGTTCGCCTTCCATAAGGATTCGGGCGAGATCTGGAAGGCGCTCTTCCCGGTTATCTCCGCCGGCTGGAAGCTGCGCGTCACCTCGACGCCGAACGGCAAGAGCGGCAAGTTTTACGAGCTGGACACGGGCGACGACGAGATCTGGTCGCGGCATTCGGTCGATATCTATCAAGCGGTGGCCGACGGCCTGCCACGCAACATCGACGAGCTGCGCACCGGCCTCGCCGACGAGGATGCGTGGGCGCAAGAATACGAACTGAAATATCTGGACGAGGCGTCGGCCTGGCTGTCCTACGAGCTGATCACTTCGTGCGAGGATCCGAGAGCCGGCAAACCGGAGCTCTATCAGGGCGGCCCTTGTTTCGTCGGCGTCGATATCGGTCGGCGCAACGACCTCTTCATCATCGACGTGGAGGAATTGGTCGGCGATGTGCTGGTGGAGCGCGAGCGTATCGAACTGAAAAGAGAAAAGTTCGCCGTCCAGGACGCGGCGCTCGACGACGTCATGACGCGTTACCTGGTAGCGCGCGTCTGCATGGACCAGACCGGCATGGGCGAGAAGCCGGTGGAAGATGCGCAGCGGCGTTATGGCGAGCACCGGGTGGAGGGTGTGCTCTTCACCGGCCCGAACAAGCTGATCATGGCTACCGCCGGCAAACAGCGTTTCGAGGACCGGACCATCCGTATTCCGGAAGGTCAGCCGAAACTGCGCTCGGATCTGCACAAGCTGCGCAAGGTGACCGGCCCGACAGGTGCGCCTCGCTTCGTCGCCGATCGCGACGACGATCATGCCGATCGCACATGGGCGAAGTTCCTCGCGGTCAACGCCGCAAGCGGAGAGCGTATGGAATACGGCTACGTGTCGGTGAACCGTCCATCAAGCCGCTTCCAGGAACGCGCCGATGATGATGGCGATCGCATGCGCGAGCGAGCGGATGAGCGAGCGCCTAGTTTCCGCATGACCTCCATGCGGCGATCCGGAGGGATGTTCTGATGGCGATGACCTGGTACGACGCCTATGGGCGACCGGTCGATATCAAGACGTTAAAGGAAGAGCAGGCGGCGCCGACCATGGGCAGCGTACGCCGGATCGAGCCCATGCATCCGGCGGCGGGGCTTACCCCGCAGCGATTGACCGGCATGCTGCGCGATTCGATCGATGGGGATCCGGAGCGTTATCTGGCGCTCGCCGAGGACATGGAAGAACGGGATCCGCACTATGCTTCGGTGCTCGGCACGCGCAAGCTCCAGGTGGCAGGCCTCGACATTACGGTCGAGGCGGCGGAAGACGACGCACAGAGCGTCGCTCGGGCGGACCTGATCCGAGAAGTGATCGGCCGGGACTCCTTCGAGATCGAGCTGAAAGACATCCTGGACGCTACCGGCAAAGGTTTCTCCTGCACGGAGATCCTTTGGGATACGTCTGAGGGTCAGTGGCGGCCGAAACGGCTTGCTTGGCGCGATCCCCGCTGGTTTCGTTTCGACCGCATCGACGGCGAGACGCCGCTTCTGAAGGACGGCGGCGAGGACCAGCCGTTGAAGCCGTTCGGCTGGATCTTCCATTCTTTCAAGGCGAAATCTGGCCTGCCGATCCGAGGCGGGCTGGCTCGCGGCGCGGCCTGGTCGTTCCTGTTCAAGTCGTTCACGGGCAAGGATTGGGCGATCTTCTGTGAGGCTTATGGTCAGCCGCTCCGTCTCGGCAAATGGGGCGAAGGGGCCACCGAAAAGGATAAGGAGACGCTGCTCGATGCGGTGATGAACATCGGCGCCGACTATGCCGCGATCGTACCGCAGTCGATGGCGATCGAGTTCGTCAAGGCTGACCTTACCGGGAGCCATGATCTTTACGAGAAACGCTCCGATTGGCTCGACCGGCAGGTTTCCAAGCTTGTCCTCGGCCAGACATCCACCACGGATGCGCAGAAGGGCAGCTATGCGGTCGGTGCGGTCCAGGACCGGGTACGTGACGACATCGAGAAGGCTGACGCCAAGGCCCTCGCTGCAACGCTGAACCGGGATCTCGTTGTCCCCCTTGTCGATCTCAACTTCGGTCCGCAGAGGCTCTATCCAAAGATCCGTATCGGCCGGCCGGAGGTCGTCGACCTCGCGCAGTTCATGCCCGCGGTGAAAACCTTCGTTGGCATGGGCGGAAAGGTCGGCATGTCCACGATCCGCGACAAGATCGGCCTGCCGGATCCGGGGCCGGATGAGGAGCTGCTCGTGCCGAGCGCCGCGCCGACATCGCTTCCGCCCAACGGAGCGGAGCCTGAGGCGCCGGGCGGCAAGCCGGCAGCCTTCTCCACCCAGCGTCGATCGGGCGACGGCATCGATGCCGGCGTCCAGGACGCGCTCGAAGATTGGCAGCCATTGGTGGCCCCGGTAGTCGCAGGCCTGGAGGCCCAGATCGCGGCCGCC